GGTGCATGGCTGTACCCGCCAACGCTTGCGCCTGCTGTTGATCTTCGCACCGATCGCGCATTTCCAATGAATCGAAGCTCGAACCGTCGGCTTCTCCGCTCGCGGGTGCGGCATTATAGGTAATGACTTTTTTCTCTTTAGGGAAATGGTACTTTATCCGGGTAGCTGTGTATGTTTGCATGGTGTTGTCCTTAATAGACCAGCTGATTAAGTCGTGCCGTCCGAAGGTGAGCGACGGCGCACGGCCTTCCAGGTCTTTGTATTTCTGGAATATGAGCGCGTTACCTCTTATCGAAAAGAAGTAGCCATACTGCCCCGCCAAGCGGTTAAGGAATCCTAACGATGTTTCCCGGTATTGGTGAACGCGGGATGGACGTATGTCCTGTATATTGCCTTGCAGCGTGAGGCCGAGGCTCCCCGCTACCGTGTTCGCGATTTCGCGCAGGCCCTTATTTTCATGTGCCCTGGTGCCCCTCGTCCTGAGCGCCTTGCCGAACGTTGCGCCAATTGCCCTAATAGAAACCGTGTCGCCGTTAGTGCTACCGCTGCCCTCGATCTCGTCAATAGTAAAACTCCCCGCGTTCATTTGCTGGCCGCCCAAGCGTATGAACAATTGCAGTGTCGCACCCTTATCCGGGTACCACGCGTTTTGCCATAACTTCGAGCTATCTTCCAGGCTTACCGCAATCTCGTCGGCCTCGCCTTTCAGTTTGTCGGTATACTCCAAGTTTAGAACATGGTCCGAGATATCGGCGCTAATGTCCTTCCCGTTGTACTGTAGACTAAATGTTGCTAATGGTAAATTCATGGACTATTTTTTCCAGGGCGGCAGTAAATCGGTTGTCAGCGGTATAACTGTCGAGGGTATAATGGGTACTTGCAAAAGAATGCCCGCGTCTAAAATGTCGTCTTTGGGTATCTCGGGGTTGCTCTGCATAATATAGGACATTGCGTTTACTTCCGTCCCATCCTCCAACAGGATCATATTTACCGTGCCAAAAGCCTTGTAAGCTATTAGGTCCCACCGGTCCCCCGGCCGTGTGATATATTCCGTAGTAGCCATTACTGAGTTATTGCCGTTTTAATGATAGGTTGCGCAACTGCTGCAAGATTTTTAATAGTTGATTGTAGTCCGTGGTTCTCTGCTTTTATAGTGTCGCCGTCATGTACGTCTTCACCTACATCTATGCCGTTAACAGCCTTCGCATTTTTTACTATATCATTCGAAAGCATTTGCGCGGTTAGGTTACAACTATGCGCGGCCTCTTGTAACGACTTGTTACCTGCAACGCAAGATCCAGCCGTATTAACGGCCGTTTCGATTTGGCCGCAATCCTCTGAAATAGACCCGCACGCGCGCGACACTATCGCCGCTTGCTTTTGGTCGCCCGTGTATACGGGAACAATTTGATTTACTACGTTACCGAATTGTTCTATTTCCTGTATAAGCGCCGATATTTGTTTTTGACAGCTCTGAGGCTTTTTCCTTTTCGATTTCGTCGCCGGTTTCTTGTTACCCGCTGCAAATGCATTGCTCGCCGCGTTCTGTCGCTCTTGCTGCTCTTTATTCTCCTGCACAGACTCGATAAGGTTAAGTGTAACTTTAGCCTCGTAAATGTTCCCAACGGCGTCAAGGTTTGTATATTCTACGTCCATCTCCCTTATGATCCACTCGCCGCCCGTCTCGCCATTGCCCCACAGAAGGGGAAGTATCTCGAAATTTTCTAACGAGCTTTGTAGTTTTGCTACTTCGTCAGCTATTGAACCCGGTGTAAATTCGACATGCAGGAATAGTGTAAGGTTTAGGGACATGAGCCCGACACCGCCAGCCATAAGTTTAGGCTTACGGCCAATAAGTGCAAACTCTGCAATTACAAGTTCTTCTTCGGTAGAGTACGTTACGAAACTATGCAGTCCATCGAATTGTATTGTACCTAATTGCGCAAACATTACTTAATAACTCCGTCCTTTATTTTTTGTAGATATTCATTTGCCTTTTGCGCAAATTCAGTATAGGCGCTTTTTGTAATCCCGGGCCTCCGGTCGGTACCGAACGCAGCGCTGAAAACGGATGCCGACGATAGCACGCTAATTGGCATCCGAGGTTTTCCGCGTACAAACCCCTTCCCCTTTTGGTACTGGCCCCTTGCGAATACAAAAGGTTTTTCGAACTTTTCCACCATAAACGCAAACAGTATCGTTACGCGTTGCTCCTTTTTGATCTCTACCGATACGCCTGCTTCAGGGCCACCACTCCTACCCTTCTTTGCGCTTAATCCTTTTTTCTTTGAGTAGCTACCCCTTATCGTGCTTTTACCCTTCGAAAAGATCGGCTTAAAGTACGCGAGCTGTACAGGTGAATGACTCGCAAACATTTTACTTTCCAGGTTATACGTCGTAGCCGGTCCAAAATCTATGCTGTTTATCTTGTCGCCTGGGATGTTGTACGTGTGCCGTACATATTGGCGTAGCTGCGTACGCTGTTTGCGCATGGTGTCATTAATAGCCATGCGCAGCGCCCGGCTCGTTTGCTCCGCCCCAAGCTGTCCGCTAAGTTCAGCAAACGCGTTTTCCAGTTCCGTTATATCGGTGAATAGCTTCAAAATGCCCTCCTTGCCTTACGTTGTTCGTGATCCTTCATTAGCTTGTCGAATGTGCTTTGTATGCTTTCGCTCACTGCCTTACCGTCCGCCGCTGTTGCCCCGCCGGAAAGGTTTACGGTCACGTTATTGGTTACAGTAGACTTGTCGTTATTACTAACGAGGCCGGAAACCGCGTCAGCTCCTTTACTCTTTGGCGGCACATATAGACCTTGGCGGGCCGCGGCCGCACTCCCTGGCTTCGCTTTGGTCATGTCCTCAAAGCTGCCGCCTGTAAGATTATCCGCAAGATTAGAAGCCCACTCCCCGGCCTTTTGCAGCCCTGACAAGTGTAGCGCCTTCCCTATCCATCCGACTGCCTTTAAAAGGGTTGTTAGCGGGAATAGAGCGAATTTCAATATAAAGCGGGCTATGTTACGAAACACCGCGCCCCATTGAAATTCTGTATTCTTAAAAAATCCGGTGATCTCATCCCAATATGTGTATAGCAAGGTGAGCGCCGTCACTATGGCGGCTATCCATCCGAGCACAGGCGTAGCGTAAAGCGTAACTCCAAAAATGCGTAGTACCGTAGTAAGCGCGGTCATTACTTTGACAGCTCCCCAAAGCATAAGCGCGCCGGACGCAATAGCAATGAAGGCCATTGCCATTTTTGTTAGTTTCGGGTGCGCCTCAGCAAAGGCCCGGAGCTTGCCTACAATTTTATTCAATACATCGTAGATGGCCGTAAGCGTAGGCGCGAGCGCTTCGCCTAGCGTAGCTTTCAAATTCTCGGTAGATGTCCTAAAAACCTCCTTTTGGTAGTTGAGGCCCTTCATCTTTACCGCGAGCTTATCGGATAACTCCGCTTGGCTGTTCATCTTGTCTAAAAACTCTTGGTAGCCCGTTAGACCATTTTTAGACAGGTATTCAATAAAATCAGTGCTAAGACCTTGCTTTCCACCGAACGCCTTTAGAACAGCTGCAATCTGTGAGCTACTGAGGTCGCCGAGTTTTCCTAACTCCTGGACAAAATTATCCATACCGAGGAACGTACCTTTCCTATCGAATAAGCTAAGGTGTTTACCGAATTGTGCCGCTACCGCGTTCGCCTTGCCTAACTTTTCAGAGTCGCGCAACCCATCGAATATGCGCCGAAAGTTAGTACCCACGGTCGCGCCGGACAAACCGCGTGACATGAAGAGCGCACCGAGTGCGCCCATTTGCTTAGACGCTTCGAGGCCCTGGACGCCCAGGTTCGCCGCCCCGAGCGAAGCCTTGCCAAAAAATTCATTCATTTCCGTCACAGCCTCGCTGCCGGTTTTGCCTACGCCGCTACCATGTACACGCGCTACAAGGTCCATTACCTTTTCCATGTCGCCGACCGCTACACCCATATCGTTACGCATATGCGCCGAAAACTCGGCAATATGCGCGGGTGCCATGTCGAACAGGTCCGATAGCTTCGCGGTCGCGTCGCCTATACCGCCCAGCACGTCGGCCTCATTGATCCTGTTTTCCTTTAACACACGGATCATATCGAGGTAGTCGGTAGCGCTCCCCTTGTACTTGTCCGACAAGTCCATAGATAGCGTGGCTATTTTCTTATAGATCGACTCGTCTAATACACCGCCCGGTCCCATTAACGCGCCTTTCAGGTCGTTACCGGCTTCCTCCATTTTACCAAATGCCTCTATTTGACCATCAAGCATTTTTAAGCCAGCCGCGCCCATACCCATTATAGCCATGCCCTTGCCCAGGTCAACGGCGGCTGATTTCATTTCGGCAAAGTTTTTCTTTGACTTGCCAAACACTTTGTCCAGCACGTCGGAAACCTTGTCGTAAGCGGAAAGAATGAGTCCTATTTTAATTTCCTTGTCCATCCTCGGGCGGTTTGTTCATCTGGTTGTAAAGTGAAACGGATTGATCTACGCGATAGGAGATATCGCGCGTCGACCAAGACAGAACCACGCTATACGGGGTATGTGAAAAGTGTGCGAGAAATAGCATATCTCGCACACTGACTAAAAATTTAGATCAGCAAATTCACCTTGTATTTTCAAGTAGTCCTTTAGGGGCAACTCTGCAAGAGCTTCGGGTACGATAGCTTTACCGTCAACGATTACCGTTCTCGCCATAAGTGCCGAAAGATATTTTTCCTGTTGCCCTTGGCCAGCCACTCGCATAGCGGCCTCGGCGTCCTTACCTTTCGCCTCACGAATTACAACTTTCTGTCCTCCCGAAAGGGTGAACTCTTTGCCAGTTTTGATATTCATGTTTTACGTCTTTTTAGATGCCCAGATTAGCCCGGTAAGCTGCCAGCTCGTCCCGGTCGCTCACGAAAAAGAGCTGAGAGATAGCGTCTATCTCAATCAGCGGTTGCCCGTCAATTTCCAGGCGGTAGTACGTCGCGCTGTATTCGCTTTCCTGTTCGCTCGGCTCGTTCATTTTCAGCGTAAGCGCCGAAAGTGAGTCTTTGAAACGAACGGTAAGGAAACATACGACAGACACGCTATTGCGCTCGCCGCTCGCATCGTATACGTCCATATTGGCGCGTATCTGCATTTGCACGGCATTATACGGGCTACCAACTGCGTCAACGATATCGGGATAGAGCGAGGACCATTTAATTTTACCCTGCATCTTTTCGAACCCAGCAGGAAACTCTACGTCCATTATCATACCCAGGCCCTTGTGATCGGAGAATTTGGACTTGATCGCGGGTAGCGTTATTTCCTCAGCTCTGCCGAGGTAGGACGCGCCTTCTATATATATATTTGCGTTTGTAAGCCTGTTTACAACTATTCCCATAGTACGGTATTTTTTTACGATTACTTGAATTGAGCCAACAAGGACAAGTCTAACACGTCCTTAAATGTGATCCGCTCGGCAGGTGGGGGAACCATGTAGTTGCGGGTAAATACAACCTGTCCGGCCGCAAGCTGAGACGCGGGGTTTTCGCTCTTGTCGAACCTCACGCGAGAACCAGGCAGAACCGCGCCGCGTTGGATCAGTGTACGTATAAGGGCGTTGCCCCTCTCGCGCATTGCGTCAATTGTACCTTGGCTAATGGGTTGATCTATGAAGGGGAGCGCCGCCGCTTCCATGCTTTCCGCTACCATGTCATCGGTCCGGCGAATCGAAATAAAGTTCTTTACGAGCCCGCTAGTTGGATAGGACGCATTACGGTTGCCCCATGCGCGCATACCTGTACCATATCCGGACGCGATAGTAACAATACCAGCCGCGTTGAGCTGGTTAGCTTCGCAATTAGGATCATTAAGGGACCACTCTATTACTCGCTCGCTTCCCGTTGCTGCCGTGATCTCCTTATTGGAAGGACTGAACCAATAACCCAGCTCGTTATCAGTCTTTACAATCAGCCCCGCCATGAAAGCGGAAAACGGGTACGTTGCGTCGGCTGCTGTAGCATCGTCAAATATTTTCAAATACGGGTAGAGAAGTATAGCGCGTTCGTCCGATCTGTTGAACGTAAACGTACCGCCAACGCCGCGTCCGGCGATAGCGCCGGTTACGGTCGTACCCTCGGGAGCATCCAATAGGTAGACTGCGCGTTGCTTCAATGCTGCAGCAGCCAGCCCGTTTCCTACGTCCGGGGTACTTGCGTAGGTAGGTGCAATAAAAATCTTAGGCTTATAACCAAACGTATTGCCCGCAAGGTCATACAGCGCGAGGCCCGTACGGTTGCCGCTACCATCTACTCCGCCCGCGAGCTGCGAGGGGGTTACACTTGCTGCGTTGAGTTTCTTAAAACTCACCTTGTACGCTGTCCCGTCTACTACGGCAGCGGTTAACGCCTTGAAATTGCCAAACGCATCAAACTCGTAATCGTCGCCCTCTACAATCGTCGCAGCCGATCCGTCGCCGTTCTTAATTGTGACAGCGCCAACGGGCGCGGCAGACAGCTTAAACGCCCCGCCTGTTACTGCATGCGACTCGTCGGTAACTTGTGTAAGATTGGTAGCAGCGTCAAATACGTTAACAACCATAACGGGGTAACTTGCGGCCATAGCGCGTAAAATCTGCAAGCTCTTAGGAATATTGAAACCCGGCACGGCCTCACCAAATTGCGCGTCATCGGCCTCAGTAAGACAGAGGGTAAGCGCATTTTTTGGGCCTTGCGGAGCGATACCAACGAGAGCAACAACGGCCGATTTGACAACTTGAACCGTTTGCCCGCCTATTTCGGTCTCTACGGTTTCTATTCCGTGTAAGTAAGACGTATTCGCCATAAATGATTTTGTTGATCTTGTTTTAGTTGTTGATGCCTTTACCTTCTCCGTAATCGGTGTTATAGTCCGTCGTAAAATCTGCCGACGGGCTACCTATGCTTTTGAGGGAGGGCACTATTATGGGGTCCTCTAAATTGGCCTGGACTATCGTCGTTATACACTCGAAAGCGTATACGTGTGACCAAATCGAGTCTTCACCCCGGCTTATCTCGTCGCTTACGAGGTAAAGACGTTTAGAATTTGGCGGAGCAAAGCCAATAAGGGCAGTCTCTATAATTGCGCGTAGAGCAAATATTCCGTTCGGGCCGTACAGTAGACGGCCGTAACATTCAATGTTGAATTTTAGCTTTCGTTCTTGTACCACAGGATCGGTACTTAGGTGTCCTATTGTACTACTGCCTGTGTATACTACATAGGCGATAGGATTAGGTACTGCCCGCTGATAATCCGCGTCTACTTCCGGCAATTCCTGAGCTGTAAACACCGTTCCCGCAAATGCTACGTTTAGTTGATCCTTAATCGCAGCCTGTTGGGCGCGTAAATCCATTGTTACTTTTTCGCCTCTACTTGTAAAATGATTGTTTGACCGTCGTATTTGCGGTCCGCTTTGTACGCGTAGTAATCAATTCCGCTAACTGTTATTATTTCGCTCTTACCAGACTGTACCGCTTCAAACAAACCCAAAAAAGCACTTTCCAGATACTCGCATTTTGCGGTTATCGCTGCATAGTCCTCGTCGCTTACGTCCTCCATTTGCGTCGGTCGGTTTATCAGGACCCGGCCAGTTTGCGCAGCGCTGCCGTCCGAGGGTGTCCAGGTCGCCGCGTTACCCATTGTGTTCTGTATAGTGTTATACGCAGCGTCCCGGATACCGTCAAAGAGATTGTCCATTATTGACGTAAGAGGATTAATCCAGTGGCGTCGCCAATTGCGGCAGCAGTCGCAGCGTAACCGGCAAATGTGTTAGCGCCAGCTGTAACCGTAATGTTTTTGTTAGTGGAATCGTAATAGAGCTTTGCGCCCTGTGTCCATGCCTCGGCGGCCTTGGGCACTATGTGCGTGCCTAGTAACCAAACTACCGCGTTGTCGCCGATCGCGTAAGTATTGGCAGCGATACCAACCAACGAGCCAACCAGGACAAGCGAGCCGCTTGCAATAGCCGCGCCTGCCGTGATCTCGATAGATTTACCTTTATTAACTTGTGTATTCACCGATCAATTTTGAAATAGTTGATAAAATGTTTGTCCTCTCGTATATCTGCAAGGGCTGTTAAGCCCCTGCGTTTTTGTAGATACTGCGCCACTCGATTGCCTTAGCGCCGAATACGGTACGTACTTTCCATTGCAAGGCGTCCACGTCGAACCCGTAGCGGCTTTCTGTGTAGATATCCTGACCGTCGAGGGTCGCATATTCGATAGTATCGATAACGCCAGGGTTTGCGACAAGGAACCAAGAGTTATCAGGTATACGCGCGTCGATTATCGGTTGCATCATGCCGACCCAAACGTTAATATCACTGTTCTTAGTTGCTACGTAGTTTTGAGAAGTGTACTGTAATGCGACTTGCTCTTTATTAGGGCCACAAACCAAAAACTTAGGTGTGATGTTCAACACATTTCCGGCAGCTGTCTTTTGTTGACGCATTTGCTTACGGCCGATACCCAGACTCGTAACTGAAATGTCAGTACCGACAGAGGTATAGTTATTGTGGTTCGCAGCGTCGAAAAGTTGGTTTCCGTCACCCATTACGTGGGGGCCGGTAATGATCGCGTAAATGAGGTCGCTTTGTAACTGAGCAACAGCCCCGGCAAGGAATTGAGGATAACGAGAAAACGCGCTCAGGTCATCGTTGACGATTGCCTCCCAATCTATATTTACGATCTTACCGTATTTCGAAACCTTGTAAACCTCGCCAGTATCCCCTGCCTGCGCAAAGCTATACTCGCCGCCCTCACTAACTTTCGACAACTTCAAGTCGTTAAGCTGGGTGCGCAGTATATTTTTGAAGTCGCTTGCAGTGCTTTTCCGGGTCCAGGGCGTAAAGGTTCTTTCCTGCAAGTCGTACATGGTGCGCAGCGTCTTGTTAAGAACGTTTTGCAGCACATAGGAAAAGTCCCCGGAAGCAAGACCGCCGCCGCCGTCACGAGACATTTGCAAAGCGCGGGTAGCAATTTGACGCTGAGACATACCGCGCCAGTTTACACCTGACTCGGTTAGCGCTTCCTTTGCGAGGTCCATTAAGGTCATGCCCCTGAATTGTCCAGGATCACCGGCAACCTCAGCGCTCACTATACCAGCGCGCTGCAAAATGCTTGACTCCATGCCACGCGTCTTTTTATCCTTCTCGTCTGCGCTTACTGTAACACTAGTTTGCAAGCGCGGAGCAACCGCGTTAGACTCGGCGGCCTTGTCGATAATCTGCGCGCGGGCAGCTTCCAGGGCAACGCCGTTGTCTATAAGCGTATCCACAAAGTCAGCCTCAACGCCAGCAATGCGGGCAGCCTTGCGTATTTCTGTAATCCTGGTCCTCTCCTGCGCGCGTATTTCACTTTCATTAATGGGTTTCACAGGTTTTGCAGCCCTTTTACCCTCAATCTCAGCGAGCACGGCCTCTCTGGTTGCTTCACTGTCTACCAAAGATTGGGCGTATTCGTCTGTCAGGCCAGCGGCCCGACTAGCGGCGTAAATGTCCGCTATGTCCTTGCTATTACGCTTCATTGTTATTTTAACTTGATTTTGTTCTGAGTCGGTCCGGCTGCCGCTGTTGTAGTCGGCGGGAACAGGTGTAAAGGAAATTTCGGTAGGCTCCCAGTCTATTGCGCGGTAGATAGGCGGTACGTCCTGGTTAGAATCATCAACCAAGAATTTGTAAATATTGTACCCTACCGACACGTTTCGAATAATGCCCGCGAGAATATCACCTACAACGCCTTTCCATTCATCGCGCTGAGATAATTTAATAGTCGCCTTCGCTTCCTTTGTGCCTTCGTCAATCCAAGCGCGAACAACTACTCCAAATTGTTTTGTAACGGAATACGCGTTGTGAGAATCGATAACCGCGCCGCCTGCGTTCAACCGGTCCAGGCGGACCGCCGAGCTTTCGCAGGCAAGGACCTCGCGGTAAAGGCCGTCGTAGTCCCTTCGCATTACTTCGACTTCAGTGGCAAACACCACGTCGATAGTGTTTTCGTCAGGGTTGAACGACGCCGGTATCAACGTCGCTCGTCCCTGCATCTTTCCAAGGGTGCGTTTTTCGCTCATTAGTTTTTCAATAGTGTTTCGGATTGGATCGTAAAAACGGGTGATCAAAACTAAGCACCCGCGAGCGACGCGAGTAGGCGCGTTTTGCGCAAACTATAGGCGGCGTATAGGCGCAAAGAAAAACCCCCTATTTAGGGGGCTTCTCGTTTTTTGTCGGTTTCGAAGGGTCAGACTCACCCGGCGTAGATTCAATCCGATTAGGATCAAAGCGCGGGTCCGACTCAGGCATTAAGCCCAGCTCGTCAAACATTTTCTTATCCTGCTCCAACTCGGCGCGTAAATCTTCCGGCGTATAACCAAACGCACGTATAACATTCTGCCAACTCGTTACACCTGTGCGGAGCTGTGATTTTAATGCTTCCATTTCTTTGTGGGGATCGATCATTTCCCGGCGCGGCGGTGTCCAGGTTACGGAGACGCTTACGGTGTCAGGTACGTGCCCGGCCAGCTTCGCAGCTTCAATAAACCAATCGTAAACCTTATCACAAAAGCGAGGAATTAACATAAGCCATTGGTAGCGCTCTACGTTCTTATTAAATTCGAGCCAACCCATACGGCCGGACGAAAAATTTACATTCGAGTAGTCATTTGTCAACGTCTCGTATGATGTACCAAACCCAGCAGAGATACCGCGTAAATTGCTCTTAACGTAATCACCGAATCCCTGCGTTACCGGTGGGGCGGCAACCTCTATTTTCTTACCCGGTGGTAGATATTCGATAGCACCCGGCTCGATTTTTTCAAGGGTAGGACTATTTTGTGCGTTGCCCGCATCTACTGTGTCCTCAGTAATAAACACACTGAAAGACGCGGCCACTTTGTTCCGTATGCGCTCGGTAAATTCGTAGTCATCCAGGTCCCTGAGTCTCAGCATTACGCCGCAACTGAGAGGCACACCGCGCATTTGCCCCGCTCGCTCTATATCGTATATGTGTAAAATCTCGTCAGCGGGCACGTATTCCATAGCTGCGCCGAACTCACTAGGGTGATTCTTATACAGCCAGTATCCGAGGGGGCGGCCGTCTTTACCATAGTGTATACCGTAATAGGTAATGGACCCGTCCTCCTGGAATTGTCCGTTATGCTTGCCGCTTACAATGTAGTCGCCCTCCAAAACTTGCAAACGCAACGGTACCACATCCTTACTAGTGCCCTTTACTTTCCTGACAAGACATTCGCCTGACTCAATTACGGTTTTCATTACAAGACCTTGCAGCGCGTACATATTCAAATGCCCGTAATAATCGCAGCCAGTTTTATCTGCCCAACGTTTCCAAACATCTTTAAGTTTGCCAGTCTGATTCTTACGCGCACCGGCAGGCGTCGGAATTATGCCCGTGCCGACGACGTTATTTACGATAGCGCGTACGGCGTTCATTGCATACCCGTTGTTTCTGCCAAGGTCCCGCGAGCGCTCGCGCAACGTTGAAAGCGCGGCTTGTACCTCCTGGTTAACGGAGACATTGGGGCTTTGCCAATCGCTGTAATGCCTTCCGCGCGCGGCCCCGTCGTACTTACGTTCCCCGTTGTATCGATCCCTCACCTCCTTCATAGCGCGCAGCTTCGCGCGGGATGCCTCCCGACGGACAGCGCCCGACGGATGGACATACTCATACACTTTGTCAATCACATTCGCCATTCAATCCTTTTGTAAATTGAGCATACACACGACGACCGCTCGCGCTGCTGTTAATGCCTAAATCCTTTTCCATTAGTGATTTGATACGGAGCATTTCGGCAAGGCTCCTATATTCGACCTCTTTATCAGCGTATTTAACTTTTAACGCGCCCTGCGCAATGGCGGCCGTTAGTTGTTGGTATTGGTCTGTTGTATACACCATTCAAATTTTTTCGGGTACTTATTTGCAGCCAGCGCGATTTCGCGAAGGTTGCCCGCTACGTCTCGGTACACATCTTTTTGACTGTCAATTTTCTCAATTCCGTACTGTACAGCCGTACGCGATTTGCTGAACGCCTCAGCTATTGCCCACTCGCTTAACGACGTATTGTTGCGCAGCAACCAGTAACAATAAAAGCGCAAGTACGCTACAGCTGTACTGTTGTCATTGATTAAGTCCGACTCAGTAATTTCGTACCGCTCGCATACAGATTGCTTTACAGCTTTGACGGCTTCGCGTTGTCCTGGTGTAAATAAAACACGGGGTTTTGTTCTCGTACGTGTCATTGCCAAAATTTTGCTCGTTTTTTATTTTGTTCAGTCTGTTGTTTTTCGGGCTCGGCGCGCGCCGGTTGCTCAGTGCCATTATATCGTTCCTGCCGCCAGCGCTCCGCCGTCCAACGGTCCATACCAACGATATAAGCGGCAGCGCGCGCATATACGCGGCAATCGAGCGGTTCGTTACGCTTGTACTTCTTTACCCATGTGAATACGTCGAATCCGCGCGCGTCTTTAGATAATACAAGTTCCTCAGCAGTCAGCCCACGGAAGTACGACGGTGCCCGATCTGGAAAATGGCAGTAACCAGCAGGTACTTCCCCGCTTTCTTTGTCTATCTTCAATTTCAAATGTCCGTATACTTCCGATTTTATAAGCGATACGCCAGCATTCCAGACCTTGACGCGGCCGATCTTCTTACCGGCCTTAACTATGTCGACAGCGCGCGGCGCAGAAACAAAAGTTTCGAGTTTGTCCCGGCCCTTTAGTGGGATCACCTTAGTAATGCCGTGCGCCTGCGTGAACTCGTACGCCTTTAAGGTATTGTAACCTGTATCGAGGCCCATTAAGCGCAAGGGTAATACCTGGTTGTCCCCCTCCCGTGTCCACGTTTCGCTAAAGAGCTTCGCCAGTTCTTGCCATACTGCCGCGCCTGACGTATCGCCCTCGATAACCCGGTAGTCTATAGACTGCGTACACTTGCCTTCCATCCAACCGACAATCTCAATTTCCAGGCGGTCAGCTTGCACGTCAACGCCAGCCGTAATAAATACGACGCCCGTAAACGGTTTGTTTGGCGTGTAATGCTCTACGCGGTCGTGCAACGCCTCCCAATCTGGTTTGTCGCCTGCATCTGCCTCGTACGGCTCGCCTAGCTTGGTATTGGTGAATGCGACTTTCTTAGGAATGTCCCCCTCGCTTTCGTCGCGCTCACGTACAAGGTCCGCCCAGGAGAACCAGCCGTTAGGCGAATAGAGCGCGTTTATAAAGTAGCCGTATTGCTTCCCGGTTTGCTCGCGCTCAGGGTACAGCGGTACCCATTTTCCCGCGTTCAGCATGCGGCTTTTAAACCGCTCATCTATTTCCTTTTTGCACTCGATGCACTCGTAAGTAACGCGCGAGTAATTGCCCGGCTCGTATCGTAGTTGATCTATTACAAGCGCCTGAAAGTGATGGCAGAACGGGCACGGCACATGGTAATAGCGCTGCCCCGTTGCCTCAAATGCGGCATCTATCGCGCTGATTCCTTTCAGCGTCGGGGTGCTCGTCAAAAATATTTTCTTACGCGCCCCGAAAGTTATGGTGCGTGTTTCCGCCAAGGCCAAGGCCGAACCTTCGCCGCCAACATCCAATGGATACCTATCAATCTCATCCATGTAGACAAATCGTACCGCTGTCGAGGACAGGCCAACAGGCGAATTAGCGCCGACCATCTTTACGAATCCACCCGTAAACTCTTTATAGAGTAGCGTATTACCTTTGTCCCTAGATTTAGCTGGCATAATCTTGTCGGTCAGCCTCGGCGTCGACTCGATCATTTTTTGAATACGGTTTTTGCTGGTGTCCTTCATCATCATGTCTGTGGGCATGACGTATAGGAACCCCGCAGGGGCTACGTCTATAACATAGCCGAGCCAATTATTACCGCACTCCGTAAACCCTACCTGCGAGGACTTCTTTACTACGATTTTTTGCGCAGGATCATGTACCGAGAGTCTTTCCATTACTTCCCGCAGGTAGGGCGTCACGGCCGTATCGAATTTACCAGGGCGCGCGCTGGTGTCCGGCAAGCGCCGGTACGTGTCCGCCCATTCCCGGACGGTTATACGTGGTTCGGGTCGTAGTCCATTTAGGAACCCGCGTAGTATCTCGATATCGGAAGGATCAAACAATTTTATAACGTGTCCTTGTTTAAGTTGCCGTAGGTTGTAAGTACCGCCGTGATCTCGTCGGTTAGTATGTTAATTCCCTCTACCTCATTCGTTGCGGCCATTATGTCGCGGACTACACGGTTAGGGATATTCAAGAGCGCCTTTTTTAGCTCGTTTCCAAGGGTGTACAATACCTTCTCTACTTTGTCTTTTGCCACTACCCTACCCTCGGCCTCGGCGAGCTTTATTTTGTCGAGACCCGCCCCAATAACCTCCCGTATGCGCATTGCCTCAGCTACCTGCATGTGGGGCGTTATCGTCAACCCTTTGAGAAGATCAACCAGGACAGCCGCCGACTCGTCGGAAACTTCAGCGACCCGCTGCGTGATCGGCTGCAAGGCGGGGGAAGCGCCTAACTTCTCTATTGCCTTCGCACGGCTTACCCCCGGTTGCGCCCTGGTTACTTCATGTTTGTGTCCCCACTCAGCGTTAGCCAAATCGGGTAATATCTTTTTCGCGTCTGCGTCATACCCGGTTACAATGCGTCCGGCCGCAATCGCTTTGCGGACTGCCTTCTCATTTACATTTATCCGCCGGGCGTACTCCCGTATACTTACCCGTTCGCTCTGCATTTTTGTCAGTTTATTATTTGCGGACCTGTCCGCAGTCCGCAACTAGCGATTTTTTGCGCATGGGCGCACGCGCTAGGAATTTTCAGGGGAAGGACCCAAAGGCCCCTACCCCCTACATTCCTTTTTGTCCCCCTAGTCAAACGCACAATCAAAACCTAAACGTGAATATCAAAGGTATCTCGCTTGTCGCTTAGTGTATAGGCGCTCTCTAGGCAGCAACAGCGCTATACAGTTTCCATTTACTTGTTATACTATTGACTCGTTTATCTCAGTAGTGCCGCGCATTTCCGAATCGTAGTACATTTCAAAAAAATAATTGCCTTTAATATGTTCTATGGTTTTTCCTACACATAGGTGTATTATTGCTTCAATTGTACCCCATACTCTTGCAGCATCGGCCGCAACGCTTGTAATAAATTTTCCTGCCCCCGGTCCTTGGCGTCCAGGCGTTTCATTACCAGCTCGTCTATGGTATCTTTCGTTATAAGGTGGTGGACAATTACAGATTGCGTTTGTCCTTGCCGATCTAATCGGGCATTCGCTTGCTGATATAGTTCAAGGCTCCACGTCGGGCCAAACCATACGATTATATTGCCGCCTGCTTGTAGGTTGAGACCGTGCCCGGCGCTTGCCGGATGCAATACAAATAATTTGATCTTGCCTGCGTTCCAGTCGTCTATATCTGAAGCTCTTTCCAGCTCGCGCGGCTCGTACTCAGGGAATGCCGCTTTTATCCTGGTAACGTCGTGCTTAAAAGCATAAAACAACAAAACAGGCGCGCCGTTGGCAGTGTCCAGTATTTCCCGCAGCGCTTCGATTTTCTCGTTATGTACGACATGCGCCGTCTTGTCGAGGTCGTAAACCGCTCCGTTGCTGTACTGTAACAATTTGCCCGCCAGGGCTGCAGCATTTACCGCCGTAATCTCGCCCGCATCGGCCAGCCCTAAAACTTGCTCGGCCTCAAATTTTTTGTAAGCCTTCATCTCTGTTGCCGGTAAAATGATATCTACCGTCCTGTCAATCCTCGGCGGTAATGATAGATAGTCCTGCGTGCGCATGGATACGCAGATATCCGCGATCTTCTCGTATATCTCTCGCTCGTAAATGTCATCGCCGAGCAATCCGGTATCGTCTTTCTTAACTTTGTAATTGTAAACGGTGTGTCCGTTTCGTTGTCCTGGTGTTAGGTAGGTTTCCCGGAAGCTCCCGAGAGTTTTTCCCAAGCGCTCGCCCATGTCCAACAGATAGAGCTGAGGCCACAAGTCCGGCAACCCGTTAGGGCGGGGTGTACCCGTAAGTCCTACGACCCGTTTAGCAAAGGGCCGCACTTTGCGCAGTGCCTTAAACCGGCGCGATTTCGGATTTTTAAAGCTACTCAGCTCGTCCAATGCCAGCATGTCGAAGGGAAAACCGCTTGCGTACTGCCCGACGAGCCATGCGACGTTATCGCGACCGATTACGTAGATATCAGCTTTACGCCTCAGTGCTTCGATACGTTGACGCTCGGTACCCATTACCTTAGATATGCGCAAATGCCGCAAATGGTCCCATTTGTTTGCCTCAGTTGTCCACGTATGTTCCGCGACGCGCTTAGGCGCAACGACTAAGACCCGCTCTATTTCTAAGTCCTCGTATATAAGCCTGTTTATCGCGGTCAGTGTCGCAACCGTCTTACCGAGACCCATTTGCATAAAGAGCCCGGCGGCCGGGTTGTTGATAATGTGATCCTCTGCCAGTACTTGCCCGCTATGCGGTATGTATCTCATCAAAAAATTGTTTTAGTTTTTCTTCGCTATCAACTATCCATACTGTAAAGCCCAATCGCCTGAGTAGCGCTATTACGATCTCCTGCCGAGGGCTCGGTTTCTTACCGCCGCTTTTCAGCTCGACAAACCAGATACGCCCGCCAGGGATCAATACCAACCGATCCGGCAACCCTGTAAAAGAGGACGCGATTAGTTTTACTGCAAGGCCGCCCAAACGAGCTACCTTTTCACGCAGCTTTTTTTCGAGTGTCTTTTCATTTTCCTTCTTTGGCGTAGGTGTCATTGCTGTTTTCTTTATCTTTTTATACATGCTGTTTAGGCGGTATACCATTTACGCCCTATCTGCCTAATCATTACTTTTTAATCTCTAAGGATTTTACCTATGACACCTATGACAGGAGGATAAAATGCAGCCCTGTAGCGGGCTTCGGTGTCGTTGCTGTAGCTGTGACGGCCTATGACAGCCAATGACAGTTATTATAAGTTCTACTAACTTGTGTCATTGGGTGTCATAGCTCCAAACCGTTCAGCTTTTATTATGCAATTCCTATACGTTTGTATGTTAACTGTCTACCGTAGTTCTTTATCCGCCGTTGCCCTTTTGTAGCTTCCCAACCGGGAATATTGCGCATTATCGCGTGTAGGTCTTTCGTATTATAGCTTGTCATGTCCGCCAAACGACGGCCGAACAACTCGCACCATATTTCAGCAATACAAACAACCGATCTTTCCAAAGTCCCAGCCTCGGCAAGGTCACCAGCGCTGAGATGGCTCCGCCGCTCGTCTATATCCCACTCATACCACTTTTCGGGTAAAGGCATATCCAGGAACTCTGCAACGGCTCCGCTCCGTTCGTCGCGTTCGGTATGTTCGGCCTGTACGCCGTGCGCGTCCGCTTCCAGGTTTGCGGCAAGGTGCAATGATTCACCAGCGCGGTACAGCGTCAACGCTTCCGCCCAGATTTGCCCTACCTCATACTCGGTAAGTTCCTCCCATACTTCTTTGGTCGGCGCTTGTTCGTATACAGGTACAGGCCAAAATTTCCGGTTGCCGTTGGCATCGTTGCGCAGAAACTCCCCGTTATTGGTCGTACCGATTATTATACATTGCCTCGGAAAGTCGGTAACGTGTTTACCGTATGCGACCCGGTAGCGATCAACGGTTTTGGATATGAAATGCTTAATAGCCCCTACCTCAGCTTTTTTCATTCCTGCTAACTCCCCCATTTCGACGATCCAAACGCCCTGCAATTGCTCGAAACCCTCTTTACCCTCAATCGTACTAAACGTGTCCGAGAACCAGGTTCTCCCGAGCTTTTGCGCAATGGTTGATTTGCCGACGCCTTGCCTTCCTACGAGAACGAGCATGTAGTCGAATTTGCAACCGGGTGAGAACACACGCGCAACGGCCGCCGTAAGCGTCTTACGCGTTACTGCGCGCGTATAGGGCGTATCTGCCGCGCCCAGGTAATCAATTAGCACCCCGTCGACGCGCGGCGTACCGTCCCAGGATAGGCCGTTGAGGTATTCCCGAACGGGATGTACTTTATATCTTTCCAGGATCACCCCTAACGCCTTTCCTTGCTTCGAATCGTTGGCGGGGATACCGTAGAATTTTTCGAGATGATGGCTAAGGTTTTGTTCGTCTCGGTCAGTGAGGAAACGGCCGGATTTGATCGAGCGCCAGGGCAGGGAGCGCGTCACTACAGGGCGTTGTATAAACTCGTCGAATGCTAACGCGCCTTTGAGCTTTGGCGAATGTTCCAGTATCAAAACAATGTTATCGACTGTCGCCAATACGTTACCCTTCTTATCCTGTTCGAGCTTACCTAACCACTCATCGGACGCGGGATCTGCTACGGCACTCTTTTCGTCCTCGTCGCCCTGGTAGTCCTCCGCAAACTCGTCGGCGGCGCTTTCCAGTCGCTCCCGCCCGAGCTGCAACCGTACCGCGTCGTCCTTCCGCGCTGTTTCTTCCATAGCCAGGAACGACGGCCGCCGGTTCATAGGCGTGTCTTCTTTACTATCGTCATCTTTTAGACCGTGTAAATGCAGGCGTACAAGATCAAAGGCGTTACACAGCTTTCCGCCCGCCGGGTCTGTCGCGTGATGGCTAAATGCAAACTTGTCGTCGTAGGTAATGAGTCCGCCCGCACAGCTCCCGGCGGTATACGTATATCTGCCTTCCTGGTCGGTAGTCTCGTAAACGTCGCTTAGGTACTTCTCTATTGCTTCGTGAATGTCATAAGTACGGCAGAATGCGCCGACAATACCCGGCTTTTCCAGCGGGTCGCCTTGCTTCTTTGCGCTGGTCCTAATCCTGTCCGCTTGCCGATCACTCACCGGCCATTGGCTAATATCGGTCCAATCCCGGTACGACGCTAGTATCTCGTCAGCACTGAGCGCCGGGCCGTCCTGGTGGTGAAAGACATACTCGCCATCCTTAGCAGTCGAAGGCCAGTACATGAGGCGCGCCGCCTCAAACGTGGTGTCGTCAAAGTAGTTTATCCCCAAGGTGCCCGCAATGCGGCGCGCTATTGCTTCGTATTGATCGGCAAATACCGCACGGTCCAGGACGATTAACAGACGGTAACGCGGCGTTTCGGCGCTATGCTTATGCGTACTATACAGCGCCGCCGCGTTGTCGTACTGTAGCTTATAATCCTCCCAGATATCAGCCGGTCCGTGATCTATGTCGAGCGTTATAAGCTGCCGTTCCATTACGTTAGCGCTCTTGCGTCTGCCGCTGGTGAGAAACCCACCGACAAACCCGCCGATATCCTTTATCTCGTCTTGCCGTTCCTTCTTTGCTGCGAGATAATCTTTGTACAGCTCGGCGGTTCGGTGCGTAACTGCGATTTTGTCAAGTATCGCGCTCCAATCAACTTGCTTATTTTTCCAGGCCGTTTCCTTTCGGCTCCGCCCTGTCGCTATGTCTAATCTAAAGTCATATTGTAATTGCATTCCGTTGATTCATTTTTAACTCTCCTTACAAGCTCGAATTTGTCCGCCGGGTGATAATGATTTAACTCTTGCAGGCTTATCCAACCGTCCACCTTTCCGTAATCCACGTCGTCTACGGTAAACTCTCGGTATAATTCGATCTTGAAACCTTGCGCCTTTTCCTTCAGTAACCAGTTTCGTGTTTCGTTTTTGTGGATTGAGAGGGATACGAGTCTAACCGTATCCCCCTCGCGAAATTTTACCATAGGGATAACAGATTATTTTTTGCTGGTACGAACCTTCTTAAATTTGCAAACCGGGTGCGAAAAATACAGTTCGGTAAAATCCGCCCAGGTCAGGCCGTCGTGGCGGTACACTCGTTCGACGGTTACGACCTTACCGTAGTATATTTTCTTATCTTCCTGTTTCAGCCAATTCCTGCCGCCTTCGTCCGGGTGCTTTGCGAGCGATATAATTTTTGCCTTGTCGCCTGCCCGAAAATTTGCCCAACTGTTAAATTTTGCTCTTGCCATTTTGGTTTTGATTGTTATTTTTTATAGTATGAGTTAGTAAAACCTTCCGCCGCCAGCGGCAGCCCCGGTGCCCAGGGTATCGGCTCAGTCATTAAGCGCAATACGTCCGGCAAATCGTCCTCAGCCCCTTCAAGTATAATTTCGTCGTGTACGTGGCCTACCGTCATATGCCCCGCGTCATCCAGGCGGAGCAATGCAACCGCTAGGCAATCGCGCGCGACAGCTTGTACGATATTCTCGACGAGCTTGCCGCCCCATGTTTCGATACGTGCCCACTTC